CTCGTCGTGCCAAAACTATTAGTTGTTGTATTTGAGTATATTACTGTCCCTAGCCTGTATATGTCTATTGGTAAGTTAAATAAGTTATTTATAGCATCATAGGTTAGTGATGCTGAAGTCTTAAAAGGAGATATTTTTTCATCTAACATATTTAACATGTCAGAGTATTCAGTGTTGTTACCAGGGATTCTACCAAACTGGTTTATATCGTAAAAGTATTGTTCGAATAAATCTTCTTGCGCTTGATTAGCAAATAAGTTAAATTCTTGAGCTGTTACATAGCCTCTTTGTTCTTTGTTAAGTATACCAAGAACTCGCTGGTAAACACTATCCACGCTTATTGCCATTTGTATATTTTTTTATTATTTATAGTAATTAGGCCACTATTATAGCGGCCTAGCTACTATAACTTGTGACTTATAATTTTTTAATTATATGTTTGTAAACTTCCATACCTTCGTCTGTCTTAAAAAACGCAGCTAGCGCAGAATAAGGGTGCTCATCAAAAGGAACGGTCATTAGTTTTCTACCTGTTTGACCGTAACTAAAAGTTCTTTGATCTTTAGAAAGCTGTAAGATACCAGCGTTTGTTGCTTTAATACCAACATTTCTTAGTTCAACGTTTTCATCACTTGCTAGTTCTAAAAATAGAAGAGGATTTCTTTTAGCAAATAACAAACAGTCTCTTTTTAACTCACTAGAAGTTAAAGAATCTACTTTACTGCCATATTCAACTCTTAAAATAGCCTCTAATTCTTCTATTTCCATTTTTTGAGCAGTTAATAAGGCTTGTATTTCATACTCCATATATGCTAGCTGATCAATAGATTCTTCAACAGCATTATACTCTTCGTAAAGTTCATCTTTAAGAGGGTGATATAGCGATAGTAGTTTTTGTAAAGCAACTTCATTTTTTGGAACATCTAGCTGACCGTCTCTAAAAACTATTCTTCCTAAAGTAACAGCTCCTTTTTGTTCATCTACAAAAGGAGAGTTTTGATTAGTAGCGTATCTTAATTCTCTTTGAATACCTTTTTCTTCGTCAAACCATAGCAAAGATTTTTTTTGAGAATGTCTAGAAGCTATATTATATATAATAGGTGTTCTATTGTTCTTTAAAGTGTACAGTCTATCTCTGTAATCCCATTCTGGTTTTTTCAATACTGCTGGTGATTTTGCAGTTTTAACTACTTGAGGTGCAACCTCAATATTTTCTTCTGCTTTGACTTTTTTAGTCATAATATAATAAAATTAAATAATTAATAAAAGTAATAATTACCCCCGTTGTTTTAACGAGGGTAAGAATTACATTAGTTTAAATTAGTCTTTACCGAAAAGTATAAAGTTGTTTGCTGCTTGAACACAAAGACATCTTTCTGACAAGAAGTTTACGTTCATTTCGTCAATGTCAGACGAGAAGTTTCCTCCAACAGATCCAGTTACCCAAGATTTTAAACGACGATCATCAGCTTCAGAAGCTCTGTATCGAACATGTAAAAATGGTCTTTGGATATTTTGACCTAACATTTGATCATAAACAGTAGAAGTTCCAGCTGGTACTAAAACACCTAACACGTTGTCAACAAGACCTCGGGTTGTAGAGTCGTTTAAGTATTTCCAGTCTGTTTTGTAAAAATCATAAGATCCTCTTCTAAAACCGCTAAAACCTAAGTTAAGAGCCATATCTCCAGAATTTTCAAAAACACCGTAAGATGTTCCATCTGTTCCATAAGAATTTTGATTAGCTAACATTATATCAATAGATAAAGATGTTGAGCGATCTAAGAATAACATATTCTCTTCAATTGCTCCTTGCTTATCTAGCTCTGCTAATATGTCGTCAAATTCTGCAACACCTTCTCCAGCTCCAGTTCCGCCGAAATTAGGGTCATTGTAAACAAGGCCTCTAGTTTCAATAGCAGAAAAAAGACCTTCAGAACCGCTAAATCCTGCTGCGCCTGCTGAGTTAGCTGCAGTACCATTGTCAACAACAGCTTCAACCATTGACATTTCTAAATAATCTTCAAAACGAATACGAGCTTCATGCTCTGATTTTAAGTACCAAAGATATCCACCAGTTCCAGCTTCAGTAGTGACTTCAACCCAACCAATTTGAGCAACATCAGAACCATTTACGTTGTATTTATCACGTAAAATAATTGGTTTGTTTTCAAATTTAGTAAATTGAGCGTCAATAGAGTTTACTGGTCCAATATTACCAGCGACACCAGTTCCACTACCTTTTTTGTACTCAGATCCGTAAATAAAAACTTTAACGCTAGTCAAAGCTCCAGATCCAAGCGTGTCTAAGTTGCTAGCACCATAAGGAGCTACTGTAATAGTACCGTCTCCAGGTGAAGTAGCTACTCTAGCTTTCACTGTGTTAACTCCTTTTGATATAACTATTGTAGCACCTGTTCCTACTAAACTTCCTTTTTGAGCTGCTGTTTGAGACCCAGCAACTGCAGGGTCGTCGTTAGTAAAAGAAATTGTTTGTGTAGCGCTAGTGTTATCTACCGTACAGTCGTCAAAAGCAATGTGTAAACGCCCTTGCTCAGACCAAATAACTCGGTCAGAAGCCATAGGCATTTCTGCTCCTACCATTCTTAAGAATCCAGAAACCGTACGGTTACCGTAACGTTCTACTTCTTTTTCGTATACTTCTGGTAGGAATTGAGAAGTAAACGCCATATCTGATAAAGATAGGTAATTGTCTCCAAATAATCCCTTAACAGGGCGTGGAGTTAAATGATTTAATTGGGCGCCTTGCGGCGGTGTTGGAAATGATCCTGCTGCCATAATTTTTAATTTTTAGTTTTTAGTTTTTTATTTTTACTTTTAGTTTTGAAGTATCAAGTCCATTAACAGATCTTACAGTCCAGCCATTTGATGTTGTAGTTTTTTCATGGCCCCGTCTCGGTTCCATATCTACGTTCTTGGCTGTGGCAACACTGTTTCTTATAGCATCAGATTTTCCTTGCTCATAAAAATGTTTTGCAACAGCGTCGGGGTTCATAGCTGTAAATAAAGATTTGTGATAACCCAAAGCGTCTGACATTTGATTTTTTTCATTCAAGAACTTCTTGACAAAATTATTAATATCACTTTGACTTGACTTTACCTCGCTAGCGTTTTTAACATTGAAACGATATTTTTTGTCCCCAACGGAATATTCAAAACCTTTGAAATCGTCGTTGAAAACATCGTTTGTCTTGCTTGTAAACGTTGTTTTTTGTTGTTCTTCAATCTTAACAGATTGTTCTTTTTCTTTATTATAGCGATTAAAAAACTCAACCGCTTTTTGTTGTTCTGGATTTAATTTTGATCCAGCTTTAATATCTTCGTAGTATCTAGACTTTAAACCATCTAAGTGATTTTTAGCTTTTGCTAATTCTTCCTTATGGGCTATTTTCTTTTTACGTATATCTCTTTCTTCATCTAGCTCTTCATCATAGGCAAAATTATCTTCCATTAAAAAGTCAATTTCATCTTTATCAAGATGAGGTCTAGTATTTTCATAGTACTCTCTAAGCAACTGAGTTTCGTTTAATGCAGAGTAATCAGTATTAAGTTTTACATAATCCTCCAAGCTTCCACCTGTGTCGTTCATAAAATCAACAACTTTTTGAATGTTTTCTGGTAACTCAATCCCTGTGTCAGCCTCTATCAAAGCTTGCTCCACTTCGTCTTCAAGCTCTTCAGCTTGCTCTACAACCTCTTTTTCTGTTATTTCTTGAAGGATAGGTTGTTCGGTTTGAACAGGTTCTTGTTGCTGGGTTTGTTCTTTTATTTCTTCAACAACGCTCTCTTCCTGGGCTACGGTCTCTTCTTTAACAGTTTCACTAATACCGTCTTCTTCTTTCTTAGAATCAACATTTTCTTGCGTTTTATTTAGTTTTGCTAAATCCACTTTTATAATGCCTTCGCTGTTTTGAACTACTGGTCCATCTGCTTCAACTTGTTTTTTAACTTCGTCTTTTTTAGATTCTTGTTCTGTGTTTTCTTTCATGATAAAATATTATATAATTATTATTTATTATAATCACCTGGGTTCAAAAGAACCTAAACCAAATCCACCTTGCATTACATCATTTCCAGATGATTCAAAGTTTTTTGGCGGTAAATCTTCTTTTCTTTGTGCTATTAATTGACTTTGCTGTGTTGCTTGTATCTTAGTTCTTTCGTCTTTTCGGTCTTCTTTTATTTTGTCTTTTGAAGAGACAACATTAGATTGCATTTCTTGAAGTTTCATGTTTATTTGAAACTCATACGCCATCAATCCTTTCTTCAGCTCTGCTTCTGTTGTAAGTTTTTGAGATTCAAAACTTAATTTAGCTTGTTCTAATTGTATTTTGCTTTGAGTAAGAGCATTTTGCTTTTGAACCTCTAACTGGGCCGCAACCTGCTGAGACTGCTGATTAGCTTGAGCTTGAGCCTGTATGTTTTGTTTCTGCATTAGCTGGTCACGCTCTAGTTTCTTTTTTCTTCTTAATTTAAGAAGGGAATTTGCTAGCTTTATATTTTTTACGTTTCTAATATCTATTGCATCTTCTAGATCTATAGATTTTTGAGTTATAGCTGTTTGTATATTATTTTCTAAAACAGCTTTTTCTTCTTCGTCTGGCTGTAGTTCTATGAATATACCAAAATCATACAAATGTAATTCTCTCAACTCATCTAATGTGGCTATATTGTGAACACCAATTTGCTGTATAAAAGCATCTCTGGTTGGTGAAAACTCTAGTATATCTGATATTCTTAATGAAAGATTTTCAGCTAAGTCATTAGTTATAAATAAACCACTTGTTAGTATATGTCTAGTAGCTGTATTTGAGTTTGCTGCTGCTAGTTTTTGAACGCCAACTAAAGCGTCTTTTGAAGGTGTGCTACCATCTCTAGCTTCGTTAAGACCCGTTACGTCGCGGATCATTTGAAGATAATAATTGTATGTATTTATAAGTTGAGGTATTTTATTACCGCCTGACCCACTTGCTATCTCTTGAATAGGTATTTTTCCAGGATTTAAATCACCCTCTTGAGTGAATGATCTACCTATAACAGAACCTGTTTGAAAAAACATATTTAAAGCCTCTTGAGGATTGTAATTTGTACCATTACCAAGATCAACTTCAGATAAACCATCAGCGTCTAAATAAACACCATCTGGCACCATACGTGATAACACTTGTTGTAGCTTTAAATGCGTAAGCTGTATCATATCTGCAAAGCCAGTAATCCTACTCACTAAAGACTCTATTTGACCTTTATACATTCTAGGCGCACAAATACTGTAATTCATTTTAACTTTAGTAAAATCACTTTTTGGCCTTAGCATATTTTTAGCCATTTCCCACTTAAGTAACTTATTTGTGCCTAGAACTAAAACACCTTCATATAAAACCTCTAATGATCTACCTACTTTTTGTATGCCATATTGCTCTAGTATTTCATCTGGTGGATTAAATTGATCATCTTTTACTATTATTTTTTCAGCACCAGTTGATGTTTCTTTAACCTTATAAACCTCGTTCATGTAGGTTTTATAATTGAAGTATAATATTTGAACAGTGTTTGAATCAGAATTATCAGCAGTTGACATTGCGGCGCTATAAGAACCATTATTTTGAAATGAAGTTTTAGTTATGCTTTCTAAATCATCTTCACTGAGGTCAGGAAATTGTTTTTTTATTTCATTTACATGAACCGATTTTATTTCACCTACGTAATATATATCATCAAAGTAAGGAGAATCTGTATGCGAATAAACTAGGTAAGCAGGATCGACGTACTCTACCACAGCTCCTTCAGATTCAGAAAATCTATTCTTTACAGCTCCAATACCCAATGTTGTTAGGTCGTAGTTGACTCTTCTTCTCGTTAAATCATATTTATTACCTTCTAGCAGCACGTTTATAGCTTGTTCTTCGGCAACCTCAACGTTTTGTTTATATGTTAACTGCATGTGAAGCTCTAATTCTTCTTTCGTTTCTGGCAACGACTCTGGTTTGTTTTCAAAAAGATTTACACCTAGATTCTCATTAACATACTCGTTAATTTCTTTAGTTTGTAAGTCTCTTATTATAGATTCCATATAAGCAGTACGTTTACTTATACCGTATGGGTCTTGAGAGTATGCCTTAATATCAAAAGTTCTTTCTGATATACCATTAACTACAATATCAACAAACTTAGGTATAATGGGTACAGGTTTCCAGTCTAAGTTAAGATAAGATAAATCACCGTTTATAGATAATTCATCTTTATACTTCTGCGTTGGCTGCTCGCCTCTAGCATATAATCTTAATTTGTGAAACGTGTTTTGGTTACTTTTATATCTATTAGCACCGTTTGTAGTTTTAAACCACTCGTCTTGTATAGCTCTACCAACCTTTAAGCCATACTCTTTAGAGGCTTTTTCTTGATCACTAGCAACTTGACTAGGAAAAAAACTTTTTACAACTGACTCAGCCATATGTTATTTTATTATTTTTGATAAACTACCGCTATTACTAAACTTAGCGATTTTTAAATTTATTGGTTGTTTTTCTATTCTAGCAATAGGCCTATATAAGTGTCTATTGCAAGCCATTATAGCTAAACCAGAGCTTATGGCAGCATCAAATTTTGTTCTTTTATTTATATCAAACTTAGCCCAATCACCTAGCGTTCTGTTGAAATACATATCACCATATTGAGAGTCTGATTTTAATCCCACATATTTATCTATATAAGACTCAATAGCAGCCGCGTGGGCTTGTTTAATATCTTCGCTAGAGTTTGGTATACCTCCTATTTCTTTTTCAGCAATTGATAATTTGTTCCAAATTTTATCAGGCCTGTTCATAGAATAACCTCTATATCCTCTTCTTTTAAAATAGTATAACAACCTAGGTTTATTGTTTTCAGCTAAAATTGGCATGCCATAAAAAACACAAGCCATTAGCACGTCTTCAAAAAACATTTCGGCGGTTTGTGGTCTAGCCACGTATTCTAAGAAAAAAGAATTAGGAGGCGCATCCTCCATGCTAAATTTAGTCAAACCATGCAACGCGCCTTTAGATCCATTGCCATCAACTGTTCCTGATATATCATAACTATCACAGCCAAACGCGCCAATATGTTCATTACCCGGATGCTTTATACCGTTTTTAACTACCTGCTTGTTTTGTAAAGAATAATTTGGAACCCAAGTTATTTTAAATCTTCCATTTGAGTTTGGTAAAAATTTTACAACACTATCTTTTACTCCGTTTTCCCATTGAAAACTTCCTGTAGAAACAATGTTAGTGTTTCTTAAGTCTTCGTTGTAATCTATTTGCTCGTATATTTTAACTAAATTAAATATACTATTTTTTGTTTCATCTCTAAAAGCGTGCTCTTCGGTTCTTGGGAATTGTCTATAAAACTCGTTTAAAGCGTCTTGATCGTTTTTTAAACCGTCAGCTTCATTATTCCAGTGCTCTACAACCCCTATGTCTATTAAGTCTCCATGAGGACCATTAATTTCTTTTTTTGGAGTATCGAAAACAGGGTGTCCATAAGAATCAATGAATCCTTCGTAGTTCCATTCCATAGGTATGAACAGAGAATATAGTCCTGAGCTAGTCTGTCCATTCCTGTTTCTTTTACTAGCGTCTGAGTTGTAGTATAGTTTTTTAAAATTTTCTCCACCTTTGTCTAATGAATTAGAAGTTGAACCCATCATGCACTTGCCAATAATCCTAGATCCTAATCTAAGGCAGGTTTTTGTAACTCTCCAATTGTTGAGTATATTGTCAGGTCTTTCCCATTTACCACTTTCATCATGTACTAATAAAGCTAGTTTCTCACCATCGTAACTATTGTCGCCTGTGTTCTTCCAGTCAATAGTTGTATCTAATCCCTCAAGTAACTCTTGGTCTTTTTTATTTTGTATTGACTTTCTAGTAAGTCTAGACGCGGGAATTCTATAGGCAAGCTCGGTTTTTGGTCTGTCCATACCGTCCTGGATGGGCTTGAAAAAGAAGGGATAGTTGACTGATATTGGTACGACTTTATCCGTGAACATTTTCTTAGCATCGGCTCCAGACTTAGACAAGATACCATACCGTGCATCTGACGTAATTGTTGCCAAATTAACGGCTTCCGCTGAAGACATAAAAGAAAATCCGGAACGGCGGTTTTTAAGATAACACATTCCGTAACATCGTGGATCTGCTTTACAAGCTTCCCAGAATATAAAGAATAATCTGTTTGCCTCTCTAAAGTCTGGTTTCCCAACATCAATCTTGGACCACTGCAAGTACATAAAGTGAGCGCCAGTAATGTAAGTAGCCAAAT